TGTGCTCGTTTTCGTCGCCAAGTACGGGAACCACCACTTCCCCGTTTTTTTTTCAGGGTAGGCGGCCATCAGTCCGGCCGTGATGGCCTTCGTGGACTGGAGCCAGCCGACCTCCGTCAGGATTTCCCCTGCCCGCTCGATGGTGATTCCTGGCATGCCGCCGCCCTTGAGTGCCTCGTGGAAGATGACGCGCCGGCCCGCGAACCTTTCCGCGGCCTCGATCCACCGCAGGAGCGAGATCGAGATCGACGCATCGGCTATGCCCAACTCGTGAAGAGCGGAGAGGATTTCGTTCATGCGGAAGCGGAGGACGAACGTTTCGCCCCCCGCTTCCACGACGACATCGCCAGCGAGCCGGTTTGCCATCCGGCCCGAGGCTTACGTGGTCTCCCGATCCGAGACGACCGCGCCCGCGACCTGGATGGTCACGTCCGCCGTGATCGGTTCGCCGGCCCCGCCCATGACGCGACCGATGCCCTTGACGAAGCCGGGGAAGTCGATCGTCTCCATGCCCTCCGTCAGCACGAAGCGCATGTTCCGCTTCTGGCCGCTCTTCTTGAGCTGGACGATCCGGCGATGGTTGTCGTAGTTCTCCGGGTTCCAGTTGCAGCGAATCGTCGCTTCGCCCGCGTCGATCAGCGCGGCGATGAACTCCTTCGTCCGGTCCGGGCTCCCCCAATGCGTGACCTCGGCGGTCTCGCCCTGTTCGTTCGGAGGCGTCCCCTCGACGACCTCCGACACGTTGTCGAAGACGTCGATCGACGGATCCGCGAGCGGCTCGGAGGTGCTGGCTCCGACGGCGAAGTAGGAGCCCCAGACGACTTTTGCAACGCTTGCGTGTTCCTCGAAAGCCATTTGAATTGCTCCTAAAGGTTAGGAACTCGTTCCGACGAAGACGAGATCGACGAGCGCGGCGGCGCCCGATGCGTTTACGATCTTGATGATGTCGGCCGAGGTCGGAGTGACTGCGATGCCGGTCGACGATCGGTCCACCATCAGGAAGACCCCGCCGGGCCTTACTGTCGCAGTCGTGGCCGCGGTGTTCAGGACCGGCACCGACGCCGCGTCGCCGAAGAGGGTCAGGTTCGTCGTGTTCTGGCGCCGGGAGTAGATGTAGACGGCCCGGAGCTTCGCCGGCGTGAAGGCGGCCCCGAAGACGTCGACGAGCGAGCCCTTCAGGTCGAGCGAGAGCGTCCCGCCGGAGGCGATGGACTGGCCGAGCAGGGTATAGACGCTGTCCGCCTGATCCGCCCCGACTCCGTCCTCGAGGTCGGTCTTCCAGACCCGCCCAATGTCCGCGGTGACCGTCGCCATTCCGGACGTCCGCGTAAGGTGCGTCCCGGACATGTCGACCTTGATCGAAGTCGTGAGCCCAGCCGAGCGGACCACGGACAGCGAGAGCGCGACCACGAGGCCGAACGTGAGGGCGAGCCGAGAGGCGAGACGCCGCGTCATGCCGCCTCTTCCTTGCTCTTCGCGAACGCGATCTCGTGCTCGAGGTTCTTCTCGAACGACTGGGCCGAGACCGTGCCGAAGATGCCGAGGAACTTCTCGAAGACCTTGGGAATCGACGGCCCGAAGAGCTCGCGGATCGGAAGCCGCCCGGTCCCCCGCCGCTTGTAGACCCCGCGGTGCCCGCCAGGCATGGTCGCGATGAACGCATTCGCGATGCGCCCCCGGGCCCCGGGCAGCCGATAGGAGACGCCGCGTCCGCGGCCCTTCGACGGCTCCGGACCGCGCGCCTGGAAGGCGATGAGCGGGATCCGCCGTCCGAGGACCGTGATCGTGAGTTGCGGCGCGGTCGGGTTCGCCTTGTCGATCTTTAGGTCTCGCTCGACGTTCTTCTGTGGAAGCCCGGTATCGGCGGCAACCGCCTTGACCACAGCGGTCTTCCCTGAGATGCCCGCGCGGTTGATGGCTCGCGCCATGAGGGCCGGACCACGGCGGCCGAGCGCGTCGAGGTCTTCCGCGAAGCGCCGGACGTCAAGGGCCACGTTGAATCGGATCGCCATCAGTCAGGGTCTCCCCAAAGGCGTTCCATGTTCGCGACGTAGCTGACGAAGGCGCCGACGAACTCGGAGCCCGCCTGGCGCGTGAGCCAACCGGTTCCGGAGTAGACAAAGCCCTTGGCGCTCGTGCCGTCCAGCGCGTGCGAGAGGTTCGCCTTCGCCTCGCCCTTGTCGATCTCGAGGGCGACGACGATGTCCCGGATGATCGCCTCGGCCGCCAACATCGGCGATTCGTAGGCGGAGGCGAGGACGATCGCCTGGACCTGGATCGGGATAGCAGCGAGGATGCGCGGGCCGGACATGGTTCCTTGGTCCGGCGCGACCTCGACGACGATCGCCGCCGGGTCGTCCGGGCCGAGCTTGGGGTCCTCGCCCATGAGGACCGATTCCCCGAGGTCCGAACTGTAGCCGTTGGCTTCCGTGATGAACGCCAGCCTCCGCAGGACGTCCTCGAGGATTCGCTGACGCTTGCTCTTCGGGACCGCCATCAGGATTCCGTCGGGGCGGGCACGACCGCGACACGCCGGCTATCGACGTCGACGCCGACGGTAGAATCGACGACCCAGTCCAGGAGCTCGCCGCCGTCATACTCGGCGCACTGAATCTGCGTCTGCCGTGGGACTTCCGGCACGTCCTCCAAGGGAACGACGAGGACGCGTGCACGCTCGACGCGGGAAGAGAGCGCCCCGGCCGGAGCCTCCGAAGAAAGAGGCCCCAGCCAGAAGACCGTCGTTTCCACCGGAGCAGAGTCCGGCGGAGTGACGACCGCAGGGAGCCCGAAAGCTCCCTGCGCCGGGTCGAGTTGAGGACGCGCATCCGCCACCGAAACCGGCGATCAGCTCGCGATCGTGAGCTTGATGACGGCGCGCGGACGGACGCACAGCACGAGCGGGTTGCTCTGGGTGTGGATCTTGGCGAACCGATTCAGGTCTGGGTCGAACGAGGTCTTCGCGTAGAGCGGCAGCCCCATCGTGTTGACGGCCTCGATGAAGTCCGCCGGCGCGAAGTAGGTCTTGAAGATCGGCGGCCCGACCGGCACGAGGTACGCTTCCCCGTCCGCGAAGAAGGGCGTGTTCGTCCCGCCCTCGATGTCGAGCTCCTCGTCGGCGCCGTCGACGTCCACCGCGCCGACCCGGCCGCGGTAGTTTTCCCAGACCACGCCGGCGTAGTCGAAGCCAGCCCGGACGTCCGTCCGCAGGAGCGCCGACTCCTGGTACTTCAGGGACTCCTCGACGGCGTCGGAGCCGATGAAGGCGTCGAAGAAGTGGTCGCCGCAGAACGCGCGGAAGCCGGTGATGGGCCCGCCGCCGATCGCGCGCTCCGACAGGCGCATCGCCGCGACGATGTCGTTTCGCACGTCATCGCCCGCGACGTTGATGTCCGCCGTCTGTTGGGTGACGTCGAACTCGGTGAAGAGGTTCAGAAGCGTGGTGCCGTCCGCGTCCTTGATGAGCCCCTGGATCGCGCCCGCGCGCATGTGCTCGAGCGTGACCTCGTGCTCCTGGCGGAGATCGGCCAGGCGCTCGTCGACGATGGCCTGAACCGCCGAGGTCTGATCCTCGCTGCCGAACGCCCGGACGTCCTGGAGCTCGTCCGCGTAGATCGTCGAATCGCGCTCGAGGTGGGGCACGATGAACGACCGCGCCTTCCGCTTCTTCTCCCCGATGGAGGAAGCGGGGCCGCCGCGTGGGCTCGTTGGAATGAGCGAGAGACGGCCGTCCTTCTCTTCGATGACGGCCGTTTTGGTACGGATACCCTTCGACTGGAAGAGCCCCAGGGACCCGATACGTCCGGGCACGTACGGTGCCTTCAGGATTCCGTCGACCAGCGACGTGAGCTCGAAGGCGCTATTACGAAAGATGTCCAGCATCTTCAACTCCCTTGCCTCCTGCCTCACGGCGGGGGCGCTAACGACCCTCCTGCCTCACGGCGGGGGGTTCAAGTGTTGGCGCTACGAAACGACGGTCTCTCTCTTCTCCTAGTCGCGCGCGATGACGTGTTCGACGGCGAGGTCCACGTAGGCCGCGTCCTTGTCGGCGTCGACGAGGCCGTCCGCCCAGACGAGGCTGCCCTTCCGGATCTCGCAGTCGCGGACCAGGACGACCGCGTCGAAGTCGGCCGGCGCCAAGCCGGCCGAGTTGTCGACGTTGTCGTAGAGCACGCCCGCCGCGACGTCCGACCCGTCTCCGCCCGCGTTGTCGTACGGGACGTACTTCCCGGTCGCGGTCAGCTTGCCGAGGACGGTCCCGGCCTGCTGGATCGTGGCCGCCGCGACCGTGACCGTCACGGTCTCCCGGCTAAGCTTTCCCTCGGCTTCGGAGCGGATGAACTCTCCGCAATGCTGGCCTTCGGTCAAAGCGGTCATGTGCCTTTCTCCTTCAGTGCTTGGTCGCCGCGGGCGAGTTGAGGCGGCGATAGACCGCCACCGTGTCGATCACGGGTTTGCGGCTCGTCCCGTGGTCGGGGGTCAGGCCGGCGTCGATATCGGCCTTATCGAGCTTCGCGGTGATGATCGCGAGTTGATCGTTGACCTGCGCGACGGTCATTCCGCCGGCGACGTAGCCGGGCGCGAGGTCGTCCTGTTTCACCAGGGCGCATGCCGCGCGGATTTCGTTTTCCCGTGCGACCGCCGCCGCGCGCGCCGCCTTCTCGGCCGCGATCCGCTCGGGCACCGCGCCGGCGCTCAAGCGCTGGCCGATGAGACCGGAGGCGAAGGCGATGTCGAGTCCGGCGTGGGCGCAAGCGGCCACGACCGCCGCGGCGTCCATCGGCTCGGCCTTCGGCTCCGGAGCTGGCGCCGGTGGCACGGCATCCTCGACCGGCTGGGCCAGGAGTGCGGCCACGCGCGCCGCGAACTGCTCGGGGACCTTGAGCTTCGCCGCGGCCTTCGGGTCGATCGAGGCCGCCGCCTTCAGGCCCTCGACCTTCTCGTCCGCGAGCCCAGCATCGATCGCGCCGTCGGCGTCGAGCCACGTCCCCTGACCGTCCTCGCCGTCGATCAGCGCGAGGAGCTCCTCGTCGCTCATCTCCGAGTGCCACTGGTAGGTCTTGACCAGCGTGTCCCGGACCTGGTCCAGGATGTCGGCTGTGGCGCGGAGGTCCTTGGCGTTTCCGACGCCCACGGTCCAGGGCGAATGAACCATCATCATGGCGTTGTCGCCGATCCGGACCGGACTCCCGCCCATCGCGATGACGGAGGCCGCGCTCGCGGCCAGGCCCTCGACGATCGTCTCGACCTTGCGACCCTTCGCGCGTTCGGCGCGGAGCGTGTTCGCGATCGTGACCCCGCCGAAGACGTCGCCGCCGGGGGAGTTGATGCGGACCTTCAGCGTCTTGACCGACTCGGGAAGCGCCGCTAGCGCGTCGACGAAGCTCTTCGCCGTGGTGATCCCGTAGGCCGAGGGGTCGCCCCACATGTCGTCGATACAACCTCCGATGAAGCCATAGACGTAGATGTCGGCGGCGGATCCGTCTTCGGCGGCCTTCACTTCGAACCAGGGCTTCATGGCGGTTACTCCTCTTCGGGAGCCGGCGGATCGTCCGCGGCATTGCGAGTCGCGACGATTACCGGCTGCGCCGCGTCCTGGCGGCAGTCGGACTCATAGGTCAGGCCGAGCTCGTCGGCGCGTTCGTTGTCGGCCTGTTGCTCGGCGTCGATCACTTCGGAGTCCTCGCCCTGCTCGGAGACAGCGGCCGAGCGCGAGGTGAAGCCGGACCGGATCGCGGCCTTCGTGGCCTCGACGTCCTGGACCGGGTGAATGTAGGGCCAGCCCTGCGGCATCCACTTCACGGACGCCCACGGCGTCGGATTCTCCAGGTAGGCCGGCGGAATCGGGAGCGCGCCCGCGAGGAATGCCCGGTCGAACCACGCCTTCCACAACGGCCGGCAAAGCTGATAGGCGACGATGTGGTGCTGCCGCGCCTGGATCGCGCGGCGGAACTCGTGCAGCACGATCCGCATGGAGCGATCGCTCACGCCCGCCATATCCCCGGTCAGCACTTCATAGGGGACGCCGGTCGCCGCGGCCACGCCCATCAGTTGCTGTTTCATGTAGGCGGGATACGCCGACCCGGCGTCTGGCGGATCGGAGAAGTTGACCTCTTCCCCGGGCGCGAGCTCGTGGAACGTCCCCGCTTCCATCGAGACCACGTCGCGGCCGTCACGCGTCGCGTCGGCGGAGAGCCCGGTCAGCGCGTTGACGCTTGTGTCGCCAGGGTTCGCCCGCTTCAGGAAGCCTGCGAAAAGGTTCTGGATTTGCTGACGGAGAAGCGTCGCGTCGTCGAACTTGTCGAGCTCGTAGAGCTTGATGAGCGCCTGCGACAAGTGCGGCACGCCGCGGAGCTGGCCGGCGCGTAGCGGATCGAAGATGTGGAGCACGGATTCCGCTGGGACCCGGCGAAGGTCCCCGGCGTCCCAGTCGTTGAGGTCTCCGGGGCGCGAGCCGTAGAAGTGATATGCGACGCGTCGCCCGATGCGGTCGAACTCGATCCCGGCCCGGATCCGGTTCCCGTTGCGCGCCGTCGAGTTGTAGTCGTGCGGACACATCTCGGGCTCAAGGATCTGGGTCTGGATCGGGACCGTCAGGCCGTCGCTCGGAAGGCGCGGGCGGATCCGCGCGAAGACCTCGCCGGCCTCGAGCATGCAGCGCACGGCCTGGGCCTCCTGGCCGTACCAGTCGAGGAGCCCGTCGGCGTCGCTCTCGTCCGTCCAGCGAAGCCAGAGGGCTTGCGTGGCCTTCCGAAATTCCTTGTCCTGCGCGAGCGATAGCGGCTTGATTCCGGTGCCGACGATGTTCGTGACGAGCTTGTCGATCGTCCCCTTCGCATAGCCGTCGTTGCGCACCGCGGCCCGCGAACGATCGCGGAGCGTCCGCAGGTTCAGAAGGACCATGTTCGGGGACGTGGTCGGCGCGTGCCAGCCGAGCGTCCTTCGCGACATCGAGCCCGCTTCGTAGACCTGCGAGCGCATCTTCGGGACGCTCTTCGCCGGAGACGGAGCCGACCGCCAGAGATCGAGGGCGAGCTGTTCGGCGCCCGGTGAACGATGGGCCGCGCTCGCCATCAGGAGACGTTGCGACTCGGGCCGAAGCCCTTCATTCCGACCGCGAGGGTTTGCTTCGGACGCCCTAGTAACGCCTTCAGGAGCGAAGAGAAATAGTCGATCCGCTCCTTTATCTCCGCTGCATAGACGACGTTCCGGTCGCCGAAGCCCGTAGCGGAGACGCAAGCGGCATACTTTTCCTGAAGACCGGCGATGATCTCGCGAAGTCCAGCCTCTGTCGTGGGATCGAACGCCATTACGGCCTAGAGGATAGGGCCGCTATTCCGTCGGATTTGGTTCTAGTCTATCGTCAGCGGCTAGGGTCAGTGGCTATCCGGAAAGGCACTTGACAAGGTCTCGCCGAAAGTCCTCTTTCGGCCTCTATCTCCTGCACCACCGAAGCGGGAACCCAGAGAACGAGTCTGGGATGGCGCCCGCGCCTCGAGAGGTGGCAACGATCCCGGTATGGCCGAACCAGACGCCACGTCGTCATTCTCGCGAGGTGAAGACGAGCGGCCAGTTCCTCGATCGTGAACCAGACCTGGCCGGTCATCCCGCTTTGGCCTGGGCCTCGAGGGTGCGCCAGAACTCCGCCAGCTTTCGAAGGCCGGGCTCGGAGTAGACCTTCGAGATTACGGCCATTCGAAGGGCGCTCTTCACATGAAGAATCCGCGTCTCTGAGCTGAAGTCCTGCCAAGTGCTATCCTCGCAATTCCAAATCCGACACTCGAGGTCCATGACCCGAAGGCCCTCGGCGGCGCCGGTCTCGAGCAGCATCCCGAGCGCGGCCTGATTCAACCCTCCGTAACGCTTCTGCCACGTCGCATGGTAGGGACGGTCGACAAGCATCCGCCGATTCTCTTCCGTCCACTTCTCGAAGAAGGCACGGACGAGTTGAGACACGCGCACGAAGACGACGCCCGCGTTATAGGGATAGCCCCGCGGGCGCCGCGTGAAGGCGACGTCGAACTCTCGGAGCCACACGTCCTTGAGGTCACGGAGGATAACCGTGTCGGCGTCGACCAGGAGGAGGCGGTCACCGTCATGCGCTTCGCTCACTCGCCGCGCCCAGTGTTCGAGCTTCTGGGTGTTGTGGCCGTCCGCTGGAATGGCGCGGGAACTTTTGAAGGGCCACGGCTCGAGCTCCTCGATTTCCAGCCGCCATCCCGGGAGGTTCATCACGGCGCAGTGACGGAACACCCGCGAGAGCCGCGGCCAGATCGTCGGGTCACCGTTCGTATTCGTCCTGAAGTAGCAGGCTACGAGGCGCGGGGTCACGGCAGGCGCACCCTGACCATAGGCGCCTTCTCCGGCCCCCGACATGGGCAATTCTCAGCGCGCGGCGCATCGTCTGGCGGCCCGTCCCCGTTGGCGCGGCGCCAGTGGTAGACGTAGAGCCCCTCGATGACGTAGATCCGGCGCCCCGCGTCCCGCTGCGCGAAGTGCATGCGATGGTCGACGCACATCATCCCCGCGGCGAAGCCTCCGACTTCGGCCCAGGCGCGCCGCGAAATTACCATCACGACGCCGCCTATTCCCTTCGTGTCGGTCGCGTCGAGCATGGTTCGGACGCGCGTGCGGGCCTTGCCGAAGACCCGGTGCCGCGCGATGTCGTGGCAGTCCCTCTCCCCAGCCTGTTGCCACTTCGGGCCGATTCGATTCGCGACGGCCGTGAATAGGCCCGCGTCCGGCTTCGCCTGCACCGCCTCCTCGATCTGCCGATACCAGTCGCGCGTCGTCCAGCACGCGTCGTGATCCAGGAAGACGGCCCAGCCGTCCTCGGGGAGACGCTCCATCGCGTCGTTGTACGCTCGCCCGAGGTTCATCGTGGGCGAGAAGGGCGTCATGCAGAGAAGCACGCGGCCTCCGCCGGAAGATTCCCCCAGTGCTCCCGCATCCACGGATCCCGCCCGGCCTCGAGCTCGGCAAGGTCGGCACTCCCCATCACCACGACCCTGGCCCCGGCCGGTAGCGTCGTATGCCGCATCCCCAGTCCGAGGTGCTCCAGCCGCTCATAGCCGGCGCCGAAGTAGGTCACGAAACCGTCCGCCTCTGTCCAGTGCGGAACATCGTCCCCGCGAAGGTAGGCGTTCAGCATCGCCTGATCCGACGGGACGCGCTCGCGGGGACATACGCGGCGCGGGTAGCCCTCCGGATCGGACTCGAAGGCACGCCACAGCCCGTCGAGGTGTCCCGCGTCCATCAGGTGAAAGCTGCCCGAGAAGACCTGGGCATAGCCGACGCGCCAGCACACGATGGGCTCACGCCGGTCGACGATGGGCGTGATGTCACCGACGAGGACGACGTCGAGGTCAATCGAGAGGATTCGGTCCCCGAGCTGCCGCGCGAAGTCCTTCGAGAAGACCTGCATTCTGCGCCGGCACCGCGGCGTCTGCGAGAGCGTCGTCGGAAGGTCCACGAGTCGCACGCGCGCGTCGACCCCCGTGGGGTCGTCGGTGACACAGACGAGCTCGTGCGGAAGCGAGAGGTGTAGGTCGAGCGCCGCGCGCAGGCGGTTGACGTACTCGGGCCCGAAGAGGTCCGAGCCGTCGGCGCGCTTCCACTTCCAGCAACAGACGGTCAGCATTCAGGCAGCCGCAGGCCCGATGAGACCGAAGGCCCCCGATAGCGGGCCGGTCTCACGGAACTCGACCGGACGCCCCGCCTTGTCGGCGATCTCCTGAATCAGCGGGCGCATCCAAGCGCGGGTTTTGAACTCCTCCGTCGGAACGAGGACCCACGTCGAGCGCGCGAGCGCGTAGCGCACCACGTCCGGGCGGCGCTCCGTCCCGTGCGGGCCGTCGATCAGCGTCAGGTCGAACCGCTGTTTCTTGAGCGCTGGGATCGAAAGGCCCTTGCCCTCCGGCCACTCGTAGCGATGGAGCCGCACGACCTCGGGGAAGTGCTGGCCGATGCGGGCCTCGTAGACGCCGGCCCAATCCGGGTTGTCCTCGCAGGTATCGACGGACGTCGCGCCGCCTTCGATGAGGGCGAGGGTGCTCGACCCCGGCCCGAACTCAAGACACCGCTTCGCGCCGGTCTTCGCCATCGCGTCAAGGACCGCTTGGTAGTCGTTCGCGGACCACCAGCGGGTGGAGATGCCTAACTCCTCGGCTTTCTTGGGGTACAGCTTGAAAGTCATGCTCCCTCCGTTCCGAGATACTCGGCTAGGTCCCAATTGAAGAAGCCGTTCGCGCGCGGGTGCCGGATCTGGCTTTCGTAGCGCGACAGCGCGCGCAGCTTGGCGAGCGTCCATTCGGGCTCGAACTCGACAGGACGCCCGGCGCGCACCTTGCCCGCCTCGTCGTAGGTGTGGAAGGTCGTCACGCGAGAGCCGAAGACCTCGCCCGCGGCCTTCGCCACTGCGACATGGTCCGGGTGGGACGCGCGCGGGTCTGGCGCCCACACGCGCGCCGGGTGGATGTGGCTGTCGTAGGCTCGCATCGACTCGACGAGGTCGAAGTCCTGGTCGTTCCCGTGCCATTGCTGGAAGCCGGCAGCGCCGAGAATCTCGCAAGCGTCCCGGCTCTCCTGCTCCCGGGTCGCTGTGTCGCCGTAGTCCCCTGCGCTGTTGAAACAGACGACGACGTACGGCCGGTGGCGCAGGATCGTGAACGCCGCGAACAGCGCCTCGTCGTCGTTGTGCGGGGAGAAGAGGACCCCCTCGAGCTTCACGCCCTCAAGGAAGAAGACGTCCGGCGGCGCGCCGTGCTGCGCCTGGCGGAGCGAGCCGTCACGATAGCGCGAGTCCTTTTCGTCGACGACGTGCACCCGCAACCCAGCGGCCTCGAGGTGGTGGGCCACGACGACCGGGTCCGTGAGCGTGACCGCCGGCTCGGAGCCCTGCCAGCCATGCGGGAAGGTCCGGCTGACCGGGTTCCGGGCGTCGTCTTCGGTGACCCGGACCACGCCCCCGGGCGCGAGCACGCGGGCGAACTCGCCGAAGACGTAGGGCCACCGCTCGAGCGGGACGTACATGAGCGCGTGCGAGATCGTGATCCCCGCGACGGAGCGGTCGACGAACTGGCCGAGGCCGTCCTCGAAGCGCCAGCCCATGCTCTTGTCGAGGTTGACCATCCCCTGCATCGGATGCCAGGAGCGCGTGCCTTGCGTCCCGCATCCGAGGTTGAGGCGGAGCGGCTGAACGATGTTCGGCACCACGGCGCGCGCCGACTTAGGCAGGCGGTTCCGGCCGGTCTTCGACTTCCGATAGGTCGCGAGGACGTCGGGGATGTAGCGGCATCGGCCCACCTCGGCCACGCGTTGCCAGAAGCGCCAGTCCTCGGGCTCACCGTCGGCGGTCTCTGCGAAGCGGATCCCCTCGAGCGCGGATGCCCGCACGAGCGGGGAATGGATCGGGATGAAGTTTCCGGCCGCGAGAAGCGGGGCGATCCATCCGCCGAGTTGCTTCTCCGCGTAGCCGTACCGCTCCGAGGCGAGGACCGACTTCCGCGTCGCCGCGTCTTCGATCCTGACGTCGCAAAGGACCCAGTCCACCTCGGGCGTCATGGCCGCGAGCTGCCGCTCGACCTTGTCCGGGACGATGAGGTCGTCCGCGTCCAGGAACATTACGAACTCGCCGCGGGCTTCCGCGAGGCCCCGGTTTCGCGCCGCACTGGGTCCGGCGTGCTCCTGCTGGAAGTAGCGCAGCCAGTCGGCCGCGCCGCGGCCCACCTCGCGCGCCCATGCGATGCCGCGCACCATGAGGTCCGGCGTGTCGTCCGTCGACCCGTCATCGACGACGATCACCTCGACCCCCGCGCCTTGCTCCGCCGCGGAGGCGATGGCCTCGCGCAGCGTCTTCGCGTGGTTATAGGTCGGGATGATGATCGACGTGAGGCCGGGGGTCATTGCGGGCGCCTCCAGGACTGGACCCGCGGAGCCGGAGCCTGCGCGCGTGGCGGTGGGGCGGCGGGCGGAGCCTTCGGCGGCGAGTCGGGCTCGTGGTCGGGCGGCGGCGTGGCTTCGATCTCGGCCAGCATCCGCCGGATCTCCTCGTTTTCCTTGCCCTTCGTGATGATCCGGAAGGCCGCCAGGGCCAGGACCGCGGTATCTAGCGCTTCGTTCCTCGTCCGGTCCTGAATCCACACCTCTTCGACCGTGACGCCCGCCTTGTTCTTCCGTGTCTCCGGGTGCTCCGAGCAGAGCTGGGCGAAATACTCCTCGTCCACGCGCTCGGGAAAGTGCATGTAGCCCGGACCCGGCGCCGCGAGCTGTACCGCGGCCATGATGTCGGCCTTCGCCCCGTCCGCGTTGACCAGGATGGGCACCTTCGTCACGGCGTTGAGGATGATCGGCTCGCCACGCTTCCCGCCGACGCCCTTCGTCGCGTAGAAGTGCCGGACACGGTGCCGGGCGGTGAAGCCGTAGACGGGCTCCGGAGCCCATCCGGAGTCGACGCACGTCGCATGGATCGGGAGCCAATGGCCGGACGCGTGCCGGTAGCGCCGGCCGAGCGCCTCGAGGAGTGCGTCTTGCGCCTCCGGCGCCTTCGGGTTGCCGGGAATGACCGCGGTGTCCACGACCCAGCGCTCGCCGAAGAGGCCCCAGGCGACGACCTGGACCTCGAAGCGGTCGATCTGCAAGTCGACCCCGGCCGTCAGGCACGGCGCGGCCGCGGGCACCTCGACGCCCTCGGGCCCGTACCGCTCCCGCCGGCCCATCAGGGTGTGCGGCTCGAGCTTCGCACCGCGCTCCTCCCACGGCTCCCCGAGGTCCGTGTTCACGAAGACCCGGAGCGCCTCCTTCCCGCGGGCGCGGGCGGAGAGCCATTTCGCCACGAGCACGGACAGGCTCACGTCCCCGAGGGTCGAGACCATCGCCGGGAGGTGGAACCCCGCGAGCCCCGGCTCGTCCGCCTTCCGGGTCGGCCGCCACTCCCCGCCGGCGACCATGACCCGGCGGTCCGGTTCCGTCATGACCGCGCCGCAGGGCCCGCACTCGAGCCGGGCGCTCTCGGCGCTCTCCCCCTGGTAGGTGACCCGGAACCGCTTTGCGTCGTTCCACGTTACCCAGTCCTGCCGGCCGCATCCAGGGCACGAGAGGAAGTAGCGCCGCTGGTCGCTCCTCGAGAAGAGCGTGTCGATCCGGCCGCCCTTGAGGGTCGGCGTCGAGACGAAGATGCAGAGCGAGTCGTAGAAGCTCGTCGTCCGGTTGACGAGCAGGTCCACCGGGTCGCCCTCCTCCCCGATGACGGCGGGGAGCCGGTCCACCTCGTCCGCGATCGCCACGCGGGCCGCCGTCTGCGCGTAGGCGCTCGGACTGTTACCGCCGCCCAGGAGCACGAAGCCGCCCGGGAACACCTTGAGCGCGATCGTGCTGTCGGCCTGGTGGGCCATCGAGCGCGGTTGATGCCGGTCCCGGACCACGGCCGCCAGCGCCGGCGTCGAGCGGATCATGTCCGAGAGCGGGCCCTTCGAATGGTTCTCCGCCCCGTCGTGGGTCGGAAAAAGGAACCGAATCGGGCACGGGTCGTGGTGGATGTGGTAGCCGACGATGTTGTTCAGGCTCTCCGTCTTGCCGACCTGGTGGGCGGCCATCAGCGCGAGCTTCCGGACCCCGGGCTCCCTCGTCGCGTCCATGATCCCGCGCAGGTAGGGCGCCGTCGCGTTCGACCACCGGCCGCCCCGGGCCGCGCTGGCCTCGGGAAGCATCCGATGTTGCTCCGCCCACTCGCTGACGGACAGGTCCGGAGGTGGCTCGAGGACGGATACCCAGGCCGCGGTCAGGGTCGCCATCAGGACGCCCGCGACTCCCCGGGCTCCGCGTCCGCGACGCTCTTCCAGCCGGCCAGCTCCCGCAGAGCCTCGACCACAACGGCCCGCACGAGGGCCTCCTGCTCCCGGGGGAGCCCCCGGTTGACGCAAGTCGTAGGAACCTTCATCAGCCGGGCCCGGAGTGCCGCCAGGACCCTTTGCCCCTCGACGACCGCCTCGGCCTTGGCGATGAGCTCGCCTTCCCGGACCCGGTTCTCCCGCTCCGCCTTGTCCGCAAGGGCCGCCTGGAGCCGGGTCTTCTGGTCGCTGAGGCTCTGGACCCGGGCGTTCTGGTCGGCCCGGGAGTCCCGCCAGGCTCGCAGGTCCTCGAGCCGGTAGTAGGAGGACCGCCCACGGCTCCCGTGCACGGCCACGGGCGCCCCGTCGCTGGACCACTTGTTGATCCGCGCGGGCTCGACCCCGAGGGCCCGGGCCGCCTCCGCCCGCGTCACAAGCCCCTCGGGCGCCGGTCGCGCCGCCATCGGCGCGCGTTTCTCGGGCGGTTTCGGGCCTTTCTGGCCTGTCTTTTTCCTGGACGCTCGCAAGTGCTAGAACCTTAACCCCTTAGGAGGACCGTCAGACTCGGTTGTGCGGCGCGCCGTCCCGACCCGCTTTGGTTCCGGATTCTCCAGGGGCCCCCGGATGTCCCACGTGTCCAGGATTTGGACGCACGGAATGCGCGGCGGGCGGATGGCCGCGAGGTTGATGCTGGGCCGCCGCATCACGACCGGGTCGAGCGTCACTTGAACCAGACGTAGACGGTGGTCGTGTCCGAGCCCCCGCACTTGGTTGAGATGGAGCGATAGGTCCGAGCCTTCGTGGTCCCGACGAAGGTCTCGGTATCGTTCTCCTTCAGGGGATAGGTCAGCGTGCCGCCCGCGGGCAGGATGGAGCTCGGGGCCGCCGTCGTGGCGTCGCCCGTGGTGTCCGCGTCCGTGAAGAGCCGGAACCAGACGTCTTTCGAGCCCGCGTTGTAGAGGGTCACGCTCCGGATGGGCGTGCCCGCAAGCGTGGTGCTGGCGGCCGTGGACGTGGCCGAGATGGATGCGAAGCGCGGCTCCGCCGACACGGACAGGGCCAGGGCCAGAAGAGCGAACGCGAGGACGATCTTTCGAAGCATGGTCTCCTCCCTCAATGGGTTACGACGTAGCAGGCGCCGTCTCCGCCCTTGCCGCCTGCGCCTCCGACCGTGGTCCCTCCGCCTCCGCCGCCACCACCACCGCCAGGCGCGCCGCCCTGTCCCCCGGCTCCACCCGTGCCCGAGTCCTGGCCACCTCCTCCACCACCACCGGACCCGCCCCGGATGGCGTTGCCGGTTCCACCGTCCCCGCCAGGCGCACCGTTCGCCGCCCCGAGGGTGCCGCCCCCACCAGGAGGAGAGAAGCGTCCCGCGAGCCCGCCGGCGCACCCTGCGACCTCGCCATCGGCCCCGGTGACACCGCCACCGGAACCGCCCGCGCTGCCCCCGTAGATCGCCGAGCCGCCTTCGACGCACGCCGGGGTCGTGGTCGAGGCCCCGCCTCCCGCGCCGCCGAACTCCGAGCCGAAGCCCGTCGCCGTGCCGGCGGGCCCGCCGCTGCCGCCCACCACGTTCACCGTGGCCGAGCACGTCGCGCATGGGAAGCCCCCGAGGATCGAGGATGTGCTCGAGGCGTTTCCCGCGCTCGCCGTCCCGCCTCCCGATCCGCCAGTGCGGGTCGCCGCATGGTTGCCCCCGCCGCCTGCTCCGCCACCGTAGGCCACGAGGTAGGCGCCGAAGGACGAGTTTCCGCCAGCCGTGCCGTTCGAGCCTGTGGCCGCGCTCCCGCCGTTGCCACCGGACGCTCCCGTCCCTACGGTCACGCTGACCGTGTCCGTGACCTGAGAGGCGGGGAAGACGGCCGAGACGCGCGCGCCGCCGCCGCCCCCGGTTCCACCCTGGCGCGCCGTGCCCGCCGAGATGCCCTCGCCGCCGCCGCCCGATCCGCCGGCCCCGTAGCAGACGACGGAGACCCACTTCGCCCCGCTCGGCTTCGTCCAGTTGGTAGAGCCCGGCGTCGTATAGGTCTGGACGTCGACCGCGGAGCCGTCGCCCGGCGTGATGCTCGAGCCCGCCGCCGGCTTGAAGACGATGTCCTGAGCGAGCGCGGCCGGCGCCAGCAACATGAGTGCGAGAGCGAAGCGCTTCATCATTCCTCCCCGATTCCGGTGATGCGGAGCACGTCGATTTCGAAGATGCCCGAGTCGCCCTTGTCGGTGTCCCACTCGTATTGAACGAGCGCGACGTGGCGCTCTTTCGTCCCGGCCGCGCCCGCGGTCACGATCGGATTGTCGGGAGGTTTCAGGACGAGACTCAGCATCCCGTCCTCGCCGACCAAGGACTGAATGTCCGTGGCTTCGTGGGAGTTGATGACCTCGCCCGTGTCGACGTCGGTCAGGCGCAGCGTGCACGAGTCGAGGTCGGTCCCCGGAATCGGATCCCCTTCCTCGTCGAGCAGCGTCCCCCACAGCTTGAGCGTGCCGCCCTCGTGGACGTCCGCCGGGCGGTTGTCGACCTTCTGGATTCGTAGCGTCAAGCGGCCCTCCGCTCGATGATGGAAGAAGCCTGCGCGCGCATGTCCGCGATGCCCGCCCGGCGCGCCCTCATGCCAGCCATGCCGGCGGCCTGCGCGCGGAGCTCGACCAGGAGGACGTCATCGCCGTGCGTCCAGCCCACTTCGGCAGGAAGCGGGACCAGGTCGAAGAAGAGCAGCCGGTGATGGACGCGGATGGCCTCGGAGAGCATCAGCGGCACCCGACCCCGAGGAGGGCGATAGAGGACGTGCAGGACGGGGGAGCGGGAGCGGAGAGCCCGCCCAGGAAGTCACACCATGGATGATTGTCGGCCGTCTCGGCGTCGTCCCGGTCCTCGGCGGTCGCCGCGGTGTCGCCGAAGCGTTGCGTCCCCGTGCGCGCCGTGGTCGCCGTGTTGTTGCCTCGAATCCCGAACTCGAGGATCAAGTAGTCGTTGTCGGCCGAGGTCTGCGACGTCATCGTGTGCGCGTCGCCCTTGCGGGGGTAGTTGCGAGCGGCGGCCGTCGTCGGAAACTCGTCGGTCGTCCCGCTCTTGCCTGTGGAATCGAGGAGGACCTCGCTGGTGAGTGCGCCCGTGGAATCCGCGAGCTGGACGTAGAGGGCCGCGAGGTAGTCCGCGGCGCCATTGCTCTCTACGCTACGCACGGTGCATTTCAAGACGCCCGAGATGGTCTGAGCTCCGATCTGAATCGCGTATTGACGGTTCAGCCGATCCTCGGTGGCCGTGTCGTTGAGCGCCTCGTTCTCGGTCTTGTCCGTCATCGCCGTCGAGCCGCGTGTGAAGACGGCGGCGATGCGGTCGGCGTTGTCGCTCTCCTCCCACACGCTCCCGAAGGTCGGGGAGACTGCGGGCGCTCCGCTGCTGGGCAGGTAGATGCGCACGCCGGCCGTGTTGTATTTGAACGCCGCGTGGTAACACGCGTAGTCGCCGGACACGCTCGCGGTCACGCTCTTCGTCCCGGTGGAGCCGGCCGACGCCTGTAGGCTCCTGCCCTGGGTCGCACCGTTCGCCGGGTCCATTTCCTCCGTATAGCCGGCCGGAGGCGTGTATGTGGACGCCGCCCCGTTCGTTCCGCACACGTAATAGAGAAGCGCGTTATCCGCGGCTGTGGTGAGCGACGGCAAGGTGATAGCGGTCCCGTTCCCGGTGGTGGTGCCCGAAGTGTCGAGCGGGCTCGACTGGGCGATCGACGCGAACGCTGAAAGAAGACAGCCCGAAGCCGCGGCAGTGCCCCCGCCGGTCAGGGTGAGGGTATACGTCGTGCCCTCGCTGTCGCCCGCGATCTTGTAATAGAGCGCCGCCCGGAGCGTGTTGGAAACGATCTCGCTTACCTCGGTGAAGCTGCCCGAGAGCGAAAGGCCGGTCGCACCGTCCGCGTTGAAGCAATAGCCGACCAGGAGATCGCCGGCGACCAGGTGCGTCATGTTGGTGATCGTGACGGAGCCGGTCGTCACGGCGTCGCAGGTCGTATTGTCCACCGCGCCAGCGTTGCAGGCGAGCGTCGGAGTCGGCAGGCTCGCGCCCTCGACGGATGCGGCGAAGAGCAGCGCGACGAGCGCGAGTAGGCGGCGCATGGTTACTGCGGGACGCTCCCGCTCGGGCACTGGCCGAGCCATTGCGCGACCTCGGTCTGCCCCGCGACGCAATTCCCGTCCGGTGGAGGCGCGGAGTTGCCGTTCGCTCCTCCGCAACCGTTCGAACCCGTGTGGCAGAACGTGAAGAGGTGCCAGAGGAGCTCGTGCTTGATGATGTTCGCGTTCGCGGCACCCGGGCGACACACGATGTCGACGTGGTCGAGCTCGACCGGGTTGGATGGGTCGACGAAGAAGGGGTTATTCGCGCACCCGGCAATCTGGAATGGCTGCCCTGACTGCATGATCATGGTGGAGCCGGTACGGAAGGTATAGAAGGCGGTCGAGTCTCCGGCTGTCGTCGCCACGAGTTGAAGCGGGCTTCCGAATCCGCCGCTCGACTGCTGAGCGTTGAATGCCGCCGCCGCCGCGGGTGCGTGCGATGCGTACTGGCCTCCGCTACCACTGGCGATCCGGTACTTGAGCGTCTGCCCGAGCGATGCCTTCGGCCGGCGTGAGCCGAACTGAGCGAAATAGCCCGCCGGGATGCCGATCTGTTGCGCCTCTGGCGGCGTGCAGAGGTGCCACGTCTCGAACGCGCTCTTGCCCTGCGCGGAGAGCGGGACGAAGCACGTCGAGACGGATTGCGGCGTGGTTGGCACCGCCGGCTTTCGCACTGGCGCGCGCTCGACGGCTCCGGCGGATGCGGCCACGACGAACAGTAGAATTGCGATCTTCTTCATAGGTCTCCTCAATAGAGGGCGTAAGAGATGTTCCCGGACAATTGTGTAGACGCGCTCGTGACGATGCAGAGCGAATCCCCCGTAGCGCCGCCGGAGACCTTCGAGCTCATGATTTCGCCCAGGCCCGAGCCTTGCGTGAGGCCGCCGTTGGCCGCGAAATTCCAACCGCTCGCAGCGGTGGTGCCGCCGTTGACGCCCGCGGTCGAGGTCCCGCACGTTGCGCCCGTGCCCGTGATGAGCGCGACGTTGTTCGCCGCGGCGGTCACGAGGT